AAGAATACAGATATGTAGGGATTTATCTTATATCCCTGCTAGTTATGTAAGCGTTACAGATTTAGGATTTGAAATGAACAACGAAACTATGGTTATACAACAGGTTGAGTGGGGTGCATCGACAGGTATTGATACCTTAAAACTAACTTTAGAGAGAGACGAAGCATTGTCGTCAAATAAACTAAAAGACTTTTTACTAGATAGTGATAATGACGGTCTGCAATCCGGTGTTGGTGTAGGTGGTGGTGTAATTAACCCACCAATAAGCGATAGACCTATAAGACCCGGCGATAACAAACCAAGCGAGGATTTAGACCCTACTCAAGACCAATCAACAGGAGACCCATTAGAAGATACAGGAGATGGTTATGACTCAGACCCCATAGTAACAGCAAACAAGATGAGTAAGGGTATGCACGGTATGATAAGAGGCAGAATGAATCTTCCTAAAGAAAGCATGGCGGGAGACGGTAAGTTCTCTATATTGGGTCAACAAAAACCTAGTATAGTTCCTTCTTCTATGAAAGCAATAGAGGGTATGGATGTGGACATTGTTGCTACAAGCGGCACAGCGTCTAAGACTGCTGACGGATATGTATTTGCAGGTAAAGGATTACAGGGCGGTGATTACAAAGTAGCATCTCAAGAAATATCTTTAGAGACTACTTTTGTTATGCCTAATGACATACTTAGTAACAGGATGAGTATAGACGCTACTGTAACACATTCGCCACTAGCACCATCGGGTAACAAAACTGCTGTGCTTTATGTTACTATATCAAACGAGCAAGCCAATGTAACTAAAACTAATACGGTAAAAATAAATACAGGTGTTAGTAATAAAGTTTTATACATTTTGCCGGAGATGGCCGTCAAAGGATTGAATAAAGCAGGTAATAAAATTAAGGTAAGAATAACTAGAAAACCCGGAACAGGTGATGATGACGCAGATGCTACTAGCGTGGTATTAAAGAATCTAAATGTTAAGATGCAAAGAGCCGCAATAAACACGTCATCTTCTGCGAGTAAGTTTACTATCGGTTAATATTTATCCCGCAAACTTAGAATCGCCTTTGCTCTTTTTCTCCCAATTCCTTTTACCTTCATAATATCTTTTTGTGTAGTTCTAGTCCGAAGTATTTTTGGTATACTACCAAACTCTTTTAGCAGACCTTCGGCCATTTCAGGAGTTATACCCTTTACTGTTGTGAGGATTGCTACACGTGGGTCTAGGTCTGCAATTTTTACTGCTTTCTCTAAGTGTGGTGAGTGTGTAGATAAGGACATACTTTTTTGTGTATGGTTGACAACAAGATACTCGGTGAAATCATCCATCGTGGTTACTTCCATATATTTTATTTTTGGAAATCTCTGATAAAATGTGGTTTTGAATTGTTGTATCACTTTTTTCATACGAGCCATTTCCATAGCCATTTGTTTTGCGTTAGGTCTACCGCCCGGAATGAAAGGCTTCAATTGCGTTCCGTACACCACTAACATAGGGTTCTCAAACTCTTCCTGCAAATCTCTTAACTGCGCTACAATAGTACGTGTGCGCCCGAACCCCATAATAGACCTATACAGGTCGTTTATTTCTTTAGCCTCTATACCACAAGTTTCTATGATATAATCTGCGGCTTGAAGCCTACATACTTTTACGTTATCTTTACCCATTCTCATCAATAACTTGTTAACTACTTTTGGGTTTTCTCTGTCATCCACTAAGAGCATAGTGATAACACAGTTAGATACTTATTTAAGGAGTTTCTTACCAACCTTGTTGACTATATACTTCTCCACCTATTTCTATTAAGTGAGAGTTACATTTACCGCAATACTTTTCTAGTGTAGTCTGTGTAGTCCATTCACCACCACACATATTACATACCTTTGCTTGTGCTATTGTTATTAATTCCATTGTCATCATATTATTACCTCTTTACTCCATCATGCGCCCAACATGGCCCTGCATCCGTACAGCACTTAGTCGGTACGTGTTCGTAGTCTATTACACTACCAATGTGGAATCTTGATGTATGTTCATTATAGTCTCTCCAATTTAGTTTAGAGATAAAATTAACTATTGTATCTATTGAGTCTCTTCTTTGCTCTTGCGTCAAAGTCGAGGGGTGTGCAAACCATCTTAGGTTTTCCGCTAAATGTTGCACTAATGCTATCCTATGTGTATGTTTAGGGTTTTCGTGGTTCATAGCCTTTTCTAAACACGGCGGTATAGGTATTAGACCCGCATTCCCAATCTTACCATCAAACTGTGTAACAGGTATAGGTACTTCTTTTCTAGGGTTATCAGCAATCCATTTTCGGATATTGAAACCATCATTAGGTCTCTGACCTCTAAACGGGTCTAAGTGTAATAGAGCCTCTTGTGGTCTATTAGGAATGTTATATTTTAATGGGCTTTTTATGAATGCTTCTGTATCTATATTTACAGACCATCTGCCTCTAGTGGGGTTGTAGGTGTCGGGTACACGGGTAAGTTTCTGAGGAAACCCTACACCATCTAGTGTCATCAATCCTTGAGCCATTAACCTTTGGTATCTATCTAAATGCTTAGAAATCATAGTACCCTTTACAGGTGTGTCGAAGAATTGGTGAACGTGAAATCCTCTGCCTGTAAAGACAGTTCTAACATCTCCATTGAGCCTAGCAATAAGCGTAGCAACATCTCTTTTTACATCTTCCAAATTACCACCTTCTAACATATCAAAATCCCACCATGCTCTATCCATAACTACTGATTCAATATCCATTTTCCAAGACTTTCTTTCATCCTTTCTTTCAAAAGAATACAGAGAAGTATAACACGATGCCTTACCATTTACTTTTTCGATATAAGTATCAAAGTCATTTCTACTTAGGCATTGGGTGCGGCGTAAGCCAATCTCTCTAGGAAAATCCAACGGCATTTTTTTCACTCCGTTTGTTGACTTCCACATTCGCAAGCCCATATAGTAATCTCTTCGGGTGCGTTGCCCGTCTGTCCGTTTACTCTCCAAATAACTTCTGAACCTTCCCAAAGGTCATCTGAACCACACGCAATACACTTCATACCAATCACAAGCCCCACTCCGTAATACCGTTTAATTCTGCCTCACAATTAAGTGAGTAGTCGCACCACATAGGACAGAAATAATCATTCCATTTCATAGGCCATTGGTGGGAAGTTAGTGAGTCAATAGTGTCATATAATGATTCCTCAAAGGAATTATAGGAACGGGATAAAAACGGCTCTAACAAAGCAAAGCCGCGCTCTGCACCTACCCACATGGTCTTGCCTCTCTTATCACCCTCTAGTAATAATTTATCATCTTCGTCATATTCATAGTCGGGTGTTACATACAGGAAATGTGTTACTTCTCCTTCATAACCTAATTTCTTTAGTAAACGTGTATAGTATACTAATTCCTTTCTAGTTCTACCTAGTTTAGACATAGACATATTACCTGTCTTTAACTCCACAAGTATTAAACCACCCGTCTTTTTGTCCCGTAGAACACCGTCTATCAGACCTACCCAAATTATTTCATGTCCTTCAAACACTTCATATACTTCGTGTTTTACTTCTACTTCCACAACATCAAACCCGCCTATATCATGCGCTATCTGATGTAGTAGAATATTTAATGAGTCAACACCCTCGTCGTCTGCTACTCCTTCTTCTCTAGCCGCTTCCATCAGCATATCTGAACCTTCTATTAAACCTCTCTCCATTACAGTATGTATTTTAGTTCCTCTTATCATCTGTTCTGTGGCAGGGGGTCTAGGTATATCGGCTATGTAATTCCAATAAAATTGTCTAGGACACATCTTATAACCCATAAAAGATGACTTACTTATTCTTAGTATATCACCGACCATAGGGTTGTAAGAAGAGTTTTCGGACTGTTCCGACGTAGCCTTCATAGTATCACTCTTCTTCATTAGTTAATCCGGCATCCCAATTCTCAAAGGTAGACTGTTTATTCCCAAAAACGTCTTTTCCACAGGAAGGGCAATCGTCGCTCTTTTCTACACCTTTGATATTAGGTCTTAATAACTCACCCTGACACTCAGCACAAACTATCCTTTCCATCTTACCTTCTTCTTCTAAATGGTTGTATACCATAGTCTGTAATCTAACTATATCAGCACCCATTATCTGAAATACTTGTGCTACCTCATTTCCAAACTCGGAAATAATTTTACTCAATTCTTCTTGCGTTACCTTCTTTTTACTCATATCTTTTTCACCACTGATTACGGTTATAAAGATTACTATACCCAAGATATTTTGGATAAACCGTTCTTAGCATTCTCTAAAGGTTGTGTGTCCCAACCTGCTAATACATAGTAAGGAGATATTTTATTTATGATAAATCTATCTACTAATACTTTAACCCCTATACTTTTGATACCTTCAATCTCTGAGGGGTCATCGAATGCTATATACTTTCCGTTTTCATCTAGTGTTACTAAGAAGAAAGACCCTGCTCTATATCCCTTACCTAGAAACTCATTAGCCCAAGCCGCACCTGCTGATGAGCCGGATAATACTTTGTATTTAGATAAGTCCCTATCTATCTTTCCTTTCATACACAAATCTTTCGCTTCTGTTTTACCCCCCATTACAGAGTTAATCAAATCTGATATACGCGATGTGGTAGCATCCTCAGTTTCACGGTTTAATATACCCGTAATAGTATCAAGCATAGCCTCTTTCATTACTTTAGGCATCCTACTTTGCTTCATCTCAATACCTTTAACGTAAATGTTCGGTGTATGATACTCCCCATCTGTCCAAGTTACTTTACCCGTATATCTATTCTTGGCTACCATGATTAATCTAGGACACCACTTTTCAAACTCGGCTTCCATCGGGGCTATTCTTTCGTTAATTAACGGCAGTAATTCTAAACCTTTTTCGGGTGTAGGTATTTGACAGAACACGGAGTCTGTATGACCGTAGATGACATTAAACCCTACTCTTTGAGCCTCAACCATTAACTCACCTAAAGACGCTCTTGAGGTGTGCGTTATAGCGGCGGCTATTTCAGGGTGATACATTCCATATCTAGCATCTCCACAGACACCATACATAGAAGCAACTAAAGTTTTAGCGGCAAACTGCATACAGTCCCACTTTCTTTTCTTATCATCATCCGAGACAAGCATTTTCATCTTAAAGATATTTCTTAAATCTGTCATCTTATCCATTTGTCTTACAAGTAATCCTTTTTTATCTTGAGAAAACTTAGTGCCGTTCCCGCAGTCCACTCCTTCGGGGTCTAAACTATCCCAACTGATATTATACTTAGCGGCGTTACTATGATACATAGCCTTTATATCTAGGATTCCTACATTATCATATACTCCTGCCTCTACATCTAGTATTTCAGCACCCTCATAATCAACCTTAGCGAACTGTGGTTGTGTAGGTATGCGTCTATTGAAATCAGAATCAGTTAGAACTAATTGTGTAAACATCTTAGTGATGAATGGTGTCGAGCGAATATCGCACTGAACAATGTGTTGTAGGGACGTATAGTAATCCAAAGCATTGACTGCCTCATCTAGTTTAGGTAATAGTCTAACATCTTGTCTAGCGTAGTGTAAATACAAAGCCTTATCTTCCCACCAAGATTCATTATGACCTTTCTCTAATTGAATTTTCTGTTCACCTAATATTTCATAGGCTACATCATCTAGTTTGTAGGAAGGTAGTTTTCCGTTCTTTAACTCCCATAGTTTAGATACTGCAAGCATCAAGTCTATACAGTTCCTACCTACTATCGGTTGCGCCCAATCACCGAACTCATATCTAACCTTTCTCATAGGAGAAAGAGTTAACTCTGATAGGCCACAAGCCCTACATCTTTCCATTATCTGTTTTATATCAGCACCTACAACATACCAACCCGCTATAATATCGGGGTCTTGTCTTTTCATGTGCCGCAAAAAGTGAATGAGCATATCTCTTTCAGTAGCAAACCCCATAGCAGGTGTTTCATATTTGTATTCACCGTATTCTTTGTAAGCCTTACCCTGTCCGTCTTTAAGACCCTGCTCCGCAAGCGTCGGTTCTACAAACCATACATATTCTTTTTCGGTAAAACTATCGTAAACCACCATCACTCTCATATTGCCTGTGGTCGGAGACCACTCACAATCCATATACCATGTCCTATGATTATAGTTCTGTATCGGTTCATTACCATCGTTGATGTAATCACCTAACACCCTATTTGCGTAAGGTATATTCGCTTCCCATGTAGTGCCGTAATAAGATAATTGCTTAACATCATAGGGTGTAGCACAAATTATTTTCGTCAAATCTTCTCCGTATAATCCTTTGTAACCTTTTTCCTTTTTAACTGCTTCATCTATATACTCTGCATCTACATCTGAAACAAAAGCATAAGGCCAATATCCGGTGATAGTCTTTTCATATCTAGCGCCGTTTTTTTCTCGGCCTCTGATTATAATATCTCTACCTCTACCTCTCTCGATTATCATGCGACTACCCTATCTATTATCATGTGATTACAATTCTCACACTCATAAATATCGCCTTCACCTTCTACACTATCATAGAATAACCAAGAAAAAGTAGCGTTACATTTCTCGCAAACCATCATCGGGTGTTTTCTCTTTACCATAATCTATCTCTCCAACAACCACAGTTTCTATCATTATATGCACCACAGTGCAAACACTTCTGTCCCATATTATGAACTCCTGTGATTACGCTTATAAAGATTTCCTTTGACCTCTTGCTCTAGTAGTAATTTCGTGTTTGTTTAACCACGCATTGATAGCCATAGCAGTTACACCGCACATAGCACCTATCTCTGCCATAGTCTTACCATTGGCAACGTATTCATTACGCAACCATGCTTCTTCTCTATGAAGCCCTTTGTTAGACGAAGGATAAAATGCAACACTTACGTTGTATTCTTCTCCATCAATCTCAATCACTTTGCTGTTTTCACCTAATTCTATATCTGTCAATGTTATATTTACCATATTATCACACTCCAATGTTACTCATTTGGAATATGAAATCGCCATCGCCTAGCGTAATCAACATAGGATAACCCATGTTTACTTCTGTGAAATCCCACAAAGCAATACTCACTTCGCTGTTAAGATTTTGGAATATGTATTCTAAGCCACCGTTGTATGTGGCTGTTATCGGGTCTGCTTCACAAGCGTCTACATCTATCATCGTAGTAGTTTTACCCTTAAGTTCTTTACCCACGCCTATTGATAATTTACCTTCTTCATAGGAAACACTATATTGGTTAAACTTCTGACCGTTCATAGAATCACATCTAAGCGCTTCATACATAGTAGTGCTATCAAGTCCCTCTAACAGAACTAAAGGTTCTATTATAGAACCGTCATTCTTAGTATAGGTTTTACTTTCCGCGTCTATCTTTTTTACTATATCGTTAGACTTACTGTGCCATTGACCGATAGTTTCGGGTGTATGTGGGAAAGCCCTAGCATCCGTGTTACCCGTAATAGTAGTCTGTTTACTACCACTTTTAATAGTAATTTTATCCCCTTTATTAATCACGGTTAGAACACCACCATGATACTTGAGAACACCTAACAGATTATCTATATCAGTGATAGCGATACCTAAACCATTAGAGTTTACTGTTGTGCATGGTATTGATAAGTTTATCAAGGATGTAACACCATCCTTTACTAAAGAACGACAATACAATCTATGTTTTTCCGGTATTAGTAAAACCGAATGTATCTGTGAGATACTTTTACCGTCAATTGTTTGCTTTCTTTGTGCTAGTTTTAACAACCATATTAAAGAATTGCATTCGACTGTTATAGAAGGTGGCATATAATCACTCCGTCATAAATGGTAGACCATACCACTCTACTTTACCCGCCTTTATGCGTAATACATCGTGCGTCGTGCCAACCTTTTCTATGTTACTACCTTTCATTTCTTCAATAGTAGCCCGTATAACCCATTCGTTATCAGCAAGGCTTCTGTCTCCTTCAACACCTGCGGCGGGGTCTGCTTTCTTCATAAATCTACTCAAGAATACTTGCTGTGAGAACTTTCTCATTGTGCCTTTCTCCCATTCCGGCCTAAAGCCAACGGTCATCAAAACCTTTTTACCTGTTCCGTCATCCATATACTGTGATACAGCCTTTAGATGGAATGTGAAATACACCTTAGCCACATTTAAACTATGAAGCCTAGATAGAGTATTTCTATATAGACGGTTACGCTCTCTCCATTCTTTCTGATTGAATGTGCCATCCTCTGTTTCGATAATTCCCCTGTCTAATAATGAAGCACGCATAGCGTGTTCACACCATTTCAAGAATGTCGAACCGCCATCAAATATAATACCACCTATACTATCCGGTGCATCTTTTACTATATTAGCAAGAATGTTCACGTAGTATGACGTTTTATCTAGCAACGCTTTGTAATCGACATTATTCTCATCATCAAAGATAGAGTCATCTGTTTCATCGTGCAACGGTAGAACGATGATGTTATCTTGGTTCGGGTAGATATAATCTACTGTGGATTTTGCGGAGTTATCTACATCAAAAATGTATACCTTTTTACCTTCTTTAATCTCACTGTCAAGTAATGACAGTGCCAAACCCGTCTTAGCAGTATTCTCATGTCCTATAAAGGCCGCCCTATGTGTAACTGTTTTCATCGTGTTGTTTTCAAACAACCCTCTGTAATATGCTTCATCGAACCTTGTTGTAGGTTCTGTTGTTTTACTTTTAATCTCTGTCTTGGTCGGTGTTTTATCTCCCCATGTCATATATATCCCTCATTTGATTACGGTTATAAACCTTCTTATTCTCTAGGTGCTATGATAGCGGCATCGGTCATTAGAACCAATGCGGCAACAGACACGGCACTCTCTAAACTGTTGATAACTACGTTAACAGGGTCATAGACCCCATCATCTTTAGCCTTTCTCATTTCTCCGGTCTTACCACACATATAATACGCCTTACCGAGAGAAAACCTAGTGTTTTCCGCACCACTATTCGATACAATAGTAGTTATAGGTGTTAGCAAACCGTTTACAAACAGTTCAAAAACATCACCGTCATACCCTGCTTTTCGTAACGCTTGCGCCGCATGATATAATGTTGCACCACCGCCGATGACAACACCGGCTTCAAGAGCATGACGACAAGCGTTAACTGCATCATCCACTCTCTCTTTTCTTTCGACCTGCTCAACTTCGGTAGCACCCCCAACATAAATTGTTGAGATGCCCGTAGTAAGTCTTGATAGACGATTATTCATTTGTTCTGCTAACCATTCGTGTTCAGCACCTTCTATATTCTGCATCAAGGTAATTAAATGTTTATCATTACCCATGACTTTCCTGCTTATGACTGTGCTTCTAGCACTAGCCTCTATACGCTCTGCATCTCCTATCATATTTGGTTTTATATCACCGATAGTTTCTTTTAAGGTAGTAGAAAGTAATTTAGCACCTGTCAACGCCGCTATATCTTCAAGCCACGCTTGTTTTTGTTCGTGCATACCACTAGGTTTAATAACACAAGCACTTATTTTACCCTGAACTATATTAACTAAAAGATTTTGTATCATCTTTGGGTTATAATCAGCACAGAAAAATACAATAGGTCTACCCTCTTTAACCGCTATTTCTAAAGAAGGTAATAATGTATTAAAACTTTCCAATTTTTCAGTAGTGCATACTACAAAAGAATTATCTAAGATACATTTACCTCTAGGTGAATTAGCCATTAGATTATGAGCATAACCTGCGTTGACTTCCATACCGGAACTATCTTTAATATACGTCTGTGTAGTGGGAGATGTTTCTATTGTTATAGCACCCTTTGAACCCACTTCATTAACTACATCAGCAATCATTACACCTAACTCTTCGTCGTTATTCGCGGCAATAGTAGCCACATCTTTCAAATCAAAGTCTGTTATACTTTCATCTCTAAGATATTCAATAGTTTGTTCTAAGAAATCTTTAAACTCATCTCTTATTTGTAAGGGCGACGTTCCTTTCTCCATCAGAGATAATGAACCATTACACAATGTCTGTGCTATTAATGTTGCGCTTGTAGTTCCATCACCGGATTTCTCCTGTGCTTCTGATGCTACTTCCTTCAACAAATCAATACCCATTTGTATGTAAGGGTCTCTATCGGTTATTGCTCTCGCTATTGTTACACCATCATTAAGAATGACGGGCGCACCAATAGGATTTTGTATAATCACTGTTCTCGCGTTAGCACCCAAAGTCCCTTTGATAGAGTTCGCTACTTTGTTTACCCCTATAAGTAATTTTGAGCGTGCTTCTGTTCCTGTTAATATCGTTTCCATTTTATCACCTAAAGATAATTGTCGTGTAAGTCTTGTTCTTGGTATAATTCGCCGTTGACGTATATACCGAACTCGTTGTCTAAAGAAGAGACCGCACATATTTTACTGTAATGTAAAACATAAATACCATCTGTCCTTTCGGGATGAAGAGAGGAAAGTATAGCATCATCTGATAAGACTACACTATCTCCTACTGTCAATTCGCTTGCTACTTGCTTACCTATTGAATGTATCGTATACATAGTGTCGGTTATCAGACCACTATTACTAACACTTTCATGGCTCTCTAGCAGAACAAACTCCCCAACGGCTCTCCAACCATTCATACTCAAGCATCCCACCCATCAGTAGAATTGTCATCACCAAAGTCAGGTGCGGCCATTTGTGCTACTTCGTCAAAAGCCCACCAACCGTTTACACTCATTCTATCTTCACCTTCACGGCTTCTCCATGCTTGACCGTGTAGTAGTAATTTTGTTCCGACACCAAAGGAAGGTATCTCATCACAGTAAACATCTATTGTTCCGGCCATTGATGTAATATCTACATCACCGCATACAAGAATAGCACCGCCTTTATCTCTAGGGTCAATGTGTATTACTTCTGCTACTGTTGCACAGGTTCTATCCCACCAACCTTCTTTACCGTTAAAGTTATCGTAGTAAGCACCCAAAGCACCTAAGTTAGATAGCATATTTTCATCACCAATAATAGCAGGTAACATATCTACCGGCGAACCGCTAAACATAGACACTAATTCAGGATTAAGAGTAGGTAATGAAACATCTAAGTTCATATAACATCTATTATTCTTACCTGTTTTTAGGGGAATAGTAAGTGGAGTAAAGGTAGGGAATTGACGGTCAGCCGCCTGTCCGTTACCGCTTACAGTAAACACCTGTGGTTCACCTGTCGAACCTTGTGGTCGGCCATAGAATAATGAAGTTCTTTCTCTCTCATCTTGAGGTCGAGGCGCACCATACTTGAAGTTAGCATCTCCGCTAGGGAAGGTAGGGTTATTCTTATCCCACACTACATAGAATTGTGTGTTGCCATCCAATGGCATAACGTGTTTTGGTAGTGAAGTAACATCACTTTCTGTCCCAAACCCGAACATCTCTGCCGCAAGTCTAGTGTATGTCCCGTCATTATTATTCTCAAACAGCACTACTGCACCGCTATTGACTAAAGCCATCCTTACTTCTTGAGGTGCGGAAATCATTTGGTTCTTCATTTTATTGTAAAGTATTTTACCCCATTCTTTAGGTCGTGGGACAGAGATAAACATACCTTCGTATGTATCAGCACCGGCTCTACGCATTCTCGCATTTTCAGTAGTAATGTTTCTTCCTGCTACTCTAAGAGCAAGGATAAAACAATCTTCATCAGAGCGACCGGCATTCTTCCATGCCGCCCCCTGTTCTGCGAGGACAGCGTTAGCCCTCTCTTGCACCATCTCCGGTGCGACGTTCAGCGTTTTCGCAATATTATTTAACATATCATTAGTCATGTTTGTTCACCTTATTATTCTTTCGTCGATTGATTACGGTTATAAACCTATCCCACCATCATTCGGACAAAGTTAGCCTTGACAATAAACTCATCAACACCATCTATTATGTCCCTTTCCGCCGCAATAGCCGCATCAATCACACGAAGTTTATTTTGGGTCGAGGCTTCACCATCAACCGCATCTGTAAAGATAGCACGAACAACCGAGCGTGTATCTTCATCCTTTAGCATAGTATAACTACTATTAAAATTGTTATCTTTAAAACATAGTTTTAAGAAAGAAATACTATCGAAGTCTAACTCTCCTAAACTTCTAACGAATTGTGATGCACCAATGGGTTCATCGAAGGAAGCATACGCTTGTAATGCGTTAATAGCATTTCTCATGTCTCCTAAATTGGCTTTGCATATTTGACGCAATTGCGTCTCTGTAATACCTACATTTTCTGCACCACAGATATATTCTAACCTACCCATCATAGCATCTATTTGTGGTGGTATTATTTCTATGTTTAAACAACGAGACTTAATCCATTGTGTTACTTTACTCTCATCGTTACAAGTAAGAATAAAGAAGCCTTGTGCATTCTCTATCACACCTTTCAAAGCACCCTGTGCTTCGGGTGTCAATTGGTCTGCTTCGTCTAATAATATAATCTGTTTGTAATTACCGGAACGTGTCAAAGGAATTAACTCTTCTTCAACGAATGCTATACCTCTAGTTTTCTTAGAGGAAGCATTGAATATATGTAATTGATAACCTAACTGATTTGCTAGAACATAAGCAATAGTAGTCTTGCCTGTTCCTGCGCCCCTACTATGTAGTAACAAGTGTTGCATACTTTCTGCCAAATGATTTAGATGTTTAATACCACCAATACACTCTTCAAAAGTAGCAGGTCTATATTTGTTCGCCCAAAGCATATCTAACCGTCGTTTGATTACGGTTATAAACTATCTGATTGTCTTTTCAGCGAGGTAAGCCAACCCACTGTCATATAAATCTACTATCTCAGCATGACTACGTGTTCCCATACGTTCATTATTTCTTTTCTCTACCATAACAGCGAGCATGAGTCCTGAAAGAACACCTCTAATGAAATCGTCCGATAGTATGAACATTTCTTCTTCAAACTCTTCTTCTTCAAAGGCTTGGAATAAAAAGGAACGTATGAGAGAAGCGTCAAACATATTTTCTTGGGTCAATATTCTACTGAAATCTACTTGGCTATCAGTCTTTAACATTCCTCTAATTATAGTATCAATGTCGTCGCGCATCTGTTCTACCATATTAATCATTTCCTAACTGTTGTATTAACCCTTTCTAAGACAATGTAAACACATCTCTGTTTCCGGTGGAAAAACACGTATCTTCCCACAGCGACATTGATGCGCTGTCTCACGTTGCTTAGGTGTCATAACGGTTGGACTACGGGTATAAACTATTTCATCACGATGTTGAATCAATTCGCGGTCAATATCGTATACTAGATGTTTGGCTTTGATACCAACAGCATTTTCTACTAACTCAGAACCCACCGCTATTATCTGTGGATTCTTAGAGAGAAGTGCTGAAAGGCTATGAGGTGAAGGAACAGCACGCACATTCTTTTCGCTAGATAACTTTTGTGCTACACCCTCTTTTGTCATAGCACCATGTTCCCATAGTATATCAACTATAAGTCTACGGACTCTTCGGTTATTTGCACTCATGTATAAGTGTTAGCGTATAGGTATTATAAGTCGTTCCCTACATCAGCCCAAAATACGCCATCTGCGAAGGAGTTTTGTTGATATTCACCACACGGACTGAGGGGTGTGTCGCAAGCGTCTTGTTTAATAAGAATTACTCTGTTCTCAAAAAACTTTTGTAACATCTCATCAACAAATAAAGCAAGGAAACCTAACCCTAAAAAGGAAAATACACAGAAAAGATTCGACCATATTATATCCACTTATGTTGCCTCTGTTTGGTTTTACGCATACCTTTCGGTATGTTACCATTGTCTCTAACTTTATTGGCTACGGTTATAGAGTTTTCTAAAAGTATCTCCCAATGTTTATCAGTCCTACGAAACAATTCCGGCTTTTCTTTTACCGTTACTTTCTTTTTAGGCCATTCTACTCTTTTACGGGAAGGTTTTATACCATACACTAAAGATGCTTTAAGATACTTTTCCGGTAAAAAGTAAAGAACCTTTGCTACCCTTCTCCACATTTCAATATCACTTACATTGGCTTTGAGAAACCAAAGTAACAAAGCAGTAGGTTGGTCTTTATAGAATGCTTTAACCCTATTTCTATCTTCCCAATTAACCATGCCCCTCACCAACATGAAAGTTTCGTTGTTGTCTTTCTTTTTTAGGTTGTCGTCAATAACACATAATTCTTTAGCCTTCTTAGACAGTTTAGGTAGTTTTTCCGTAACTATAACCAATTTATTCTGTATCAAAGGAGACCAAATAATCACATCATCAGAAGAAAATTTATTACTATGTAATATATATGTAGTTTCTTTTAAGGTAGGAATACTGTCTATCATACCGTGCATAATAATTTCATTGTCGCTACGGAAAGGTGTCTCGTCATTTGTAAATATTATAATGCTCATACCCCCTTTCAATTTTTTTAGTCAATTTTTTCCAAACCATGTTTATAAATCAAATGGGTCATTCCCATAGATGTAATCTTCCACTCTGCTCATTTGATGTGTCGATAAGTTCCACATACTACGCACTACCTTTTTTTGTAGGCGATAACCACCATGAAACCAAAATATACCCTCGCTAGTTATCATAGCAAAAAGACCATCTTCTATCATACTCTTTATCAACTTAGGTATTTCTTCCTTAAAAATAGGTCTAGTAGCAAAATACTTGTCAGTAGTCTTTCTCCATTTTTTACTCATTCTATCACCTTGAAGGGAACGTCAATAGGTGTAGACAACAGATTTAACTTTCTTTCTACATCGTCTAGTAATCTAGGTTGGTCTGCTAAAGTTTCTACAAGTATTCTACTCACATCATTTAATTGATTATTGGCTAATAGTAATTGACTATCAACACCTATTTCTTTCTTCAATTGACCCACTAATTTTAGCGATGTATTAGCCTGTGCGATAAGCCTAGAGGCATCGGCTACGAACTCTGATGTGATACCACCTTCGGCTTCTTTCCTGTCCTCTAATTCGTCTAAATAATTTCTTATTCTAATAACAATATCTTCGGCTGAGTCTAAAGTATTGATAGATTGTGAACGTGCTTGTTCCATGTGCATACCCTCAGTAGGGTTATATTCCATGTGCGTGTCCATGTGGTGCATAACCGTCCCATCCGGCCAATTATATTTAGCCTCAAGATAACTCGGTGAAGTATCTTCGTTAAAGACCTGTTTCTCCAACTCTTTACTTTCCTTATGCTCACACATCTCACAACCACCTGCCAATACCCAATTTAAAACTTCCATAGCAAAAGCGTCATTTTCAGTAGCAAGCCTTTGCTGTATCTCAGTTTTTGTTCTCATTCTTCTTCATCCTCACTTATTATTAAGGGTAATATACCTTCAAACAAAACACCATTTAGTGTCATTTTGATATACAACGCTTCTGTACCGTCTGTTGTTTTATCCATCATGACACAATCCAATATCTTACCTTTACCCATCGGTGGGCTACTGTATTTTCCAAAGTTTATCCATCTTCTATTCTCACTCATATTATTCACTCCTTTGATTATCCTTATAAAGTTTCGTGCCTTTGCCGTGATATATAGCATCCTTACCCCTTGCTCTATGTGGGTCTAAAGACCAATATTTATCATAGTCATTTTTATCGAAACTATAAACCCAACCCTTTGTATCATAATAAATATTACTGTCGACTGTGGCTGTCTTTCTTTTAAACCCCTCATGGCAGTTAAGATGATGACGGAACGTGCCAAAACTTCTAGCAAACCTATGGTTTTTGTAGAGATTACCATTTTTGAATGTCATCTGATAATATATTTCTTTGGCTGTAAACCATTCATCATTTGACCGTTCACAGAAAAACCTACCCGCACACTCCAACATTTTACTATTTTTCCTTCCTCTTGCTTTCAATCCTGTTCTTTCCTTATACATCTTTCGCACCCCACTTTATAGGTTCACTTTCTTCACTTACTTTACCAAACCGACAGATGACACCCTTACGGCCTCTTCTTTTTACACTAGGCTCAACCTCACTATACCATGTCTGTCCTTCTAGGTTTTCTATCAACCAACGCTTTGCCGATTGATAGTCGCCCATAGTTACCATTCGTGAAATCTCTTTTAGCAATTGGCTCTTTGGAATATCCTTCATCCAAAACGCACTCTTGATTAACTCAAGGTCTGCATCCATTACTCTTCTACGTTGTGCTAACGACTGATTTAATATTTCCCTTAAAGTATCATCAAGAGTAATTATCAACGGCTCTCCGCCACGATATGTAGGTTGCATCATAGCATAACCAATACACATCCTACGGAATAAATCAGCCTCAAAAGAACGAACATCCGGTCTGTCTATCCACTCCATAATATCATTAGCAAATAATATTCCTGTTGGTGGGTTCGCTACTGCTTCACGCATTCTATTTCTTATCCATTCTTTTATCTCTATATTAAGATTTGCTAATTCTAGCCTGTCATCTTTTTGCATATTTGCCTGTGCGTGCTGTGCAAGTTTATACGCTCTCTCCTTTTCCGGTGTCATCTCTATATCAATGATAAAGAAACGTCTATCTAAACCGGAGTCTAACTCAAACCTAGCAGGTTGAGTTCCCGCCCACACTGTATATCTTGTAGTATAATTTACCCAACCGTTTCTCATGGCTTTCTGCACCCTACCATTATCTAAGGATGTAAGTAATTGGTTTTTCATATCCATACTGTGGTCTTTTTTAGACGCATCAGACATAGAGGAAAATTCTTCAAACCCTAAGAAGCCGCCACACATCTCTCTCGCGATTGGTCGCCCTGCTATATTACCTTCTTCATCTACTGAACCGAACATACCTGCTTCTGTGATAGAGTTAGCACCCATCATAGTGTTAAATCCTTGACCTAAATCTGAATTAGAATTGTATACTAAGCCTGTGCCTTCTGCTAGGAACATAAGAATTAAAACCGATTTACCGCTACCTTTAGCACCTCTCATCAAGATATGAATACGTGTATCAGGTAATTGAGACATAGGTGTATAGAATGGTATGTTATCATGTCTAAGAGGACAATTTTCTATAACGAAATCACCTTCTTCTTGGTTTACTAAAGGGCTGTCGGGGTCAAAATCACATCGACTGCACTTGTTTAGTGCGTTAAATATATGACCGCCAACGCTACATAGAAAGATAGGTATTTTATCCTCTACGTCTACGAAGAAGTTTCTTTGTGCGAACTCAATAGTTTTATCGAAAATATTCATTGTAAATTAGCCCCCAAATGCTCTGCGTGTTTTAGTGCATCCATCATCTCGCTATAATAAAGAGTATCATACGGCAACCCGTGAACGTCCATCATAAATTCTAATAATCTATCTGCCTCAGTTTTGTTTAGGTATGTTGTGTTATCACTTGCACAAATCACCAACCAATTACCACGAATACTTTTACCGCAAAAGTTATTGAATAATTGACACATAATCCATGATGGTGAAGGCACTATCATTTCTAAGTCATCTATAACTTCTCCATTAGTTAGTGTTAATACATCATCTTCCGGTTCAACAAAATCATACACAATCAATTCTTTTTGTGGTATCTGCGGTTGTTCTTCAAACAAGAAATCTTGCATAACATTTGACGTTAGATATACTAACTCATCAACTCCGTATGTATTCATTTCTAGTATAATGTCTCTCATAACAGGATAGTTATACAACCATGACTTTGTTTGTTCGGGTGAGGGAACGTAAGCATGAGATAGTTTAAGGATAAAATAACGTCTACCATCAGAATTATATTTAGAATACAATCTCCATTCGGGGTAGGTAGATAGAGGTAAACTATTCAAAGGCTCTACTTGATGTAGTTTTGAAAATATTTTACAGACAGGTTCACTATTACCTACTAAACTAGAACCGGCTACTAAAGAAGCAAATCCTTGTTCATTTGTATAATACACTACTAAAGTGCTAGGTTCATTGTTGTATTTATCTGCCCATACAAAGTCAGTGTCTCCACGTTGTTTAATATAACTCATTCTAATCTCTCCTGTATTGCTTTCTGTAAGAACATCGGGTATTTTTTAACAGGTTTTTTTGAGGCAATAGCCCTATCAACCACATCATCTAAAGGTCTAGCATCCCACACGGCTACTAACCCATTAAACATAGTCTGCCCTACCTTCTCAAAGAGTAATGACTTAGCCATTACATTACTAACCTGTCTCGCACTTGTGCCTTGATTTCTACCTCTAGCATAATACTGGTCGGCATTCTTTCTTACCGCATTATACCAATGTGCTATTTCATTCGCTGTTTTTTGTCCTTCTTCTTGAAGGTATTCATAAACGCTAGTCTGCAATCTTTTGTTAGCACCCCGCTTAGTATACCTATCATCTTTCCTCTGCATATTATCATCTCTGTTTGTTTACGGTTATAATTCTTTCAGTTACTTATTTTATTATAAAATTAATAAAACGCTTTACTGCTCTCTTTTTTTTAATTATTTTATTTCTTCAATGGTATGTTAGGAGTTTAGTCTACCAAAAATACTATTGAAATAATTAAAGAATTACTTCATAGGCTTTCAGTGCGACGTTTTTTTAATTTTATAGACTCTAAAAATTACGAAAAGAATAGATATAGTCCTCGTATTCCAACTTATTTCTATCCCTAAAGTTTAGTTTTGAAGCCCTATCACTAAACTTATTTTTAGAAATAGTAACATTTTTCAGAGCCTCTACATAGGGTGATAAAATATCGAATAATTCATCCAAAGACATTAGGTGTGTCCATTTACGCTTTATTCGATATTCTAACGGCTGAACCCATCCATTACCTACTTTATACCTACCTACTATGTATGTAGTGCGATGTAGTGTAAGAACCTCTATCCGCATATTATTACAATCAAACTGTAAACAGGGGGCTTTACCATATACATAACTCGCTATGTTGAGATGTGTAGTTATAATGCTACTTTCCCACCCTGTGTCGCAAGCGTGAAGTTCATCTAGTATATTTTTTATTACCATTCTATTTTGGTCTATGTATATACTTTTACTTCTATTTAACACAATCGCTTCTATAATATCATCCTTTACATATACAGGTATTTCTTTTACCGTTGAAGTATCTAACCAATGTGATACGAACTCTGTAAATGAAAACCCAATCGTTTCTATATCAGTAGGATAAATTGTATACATCATATCAAGATACTTAATATCTTCTTCCGGTCTCAATGCTCTAAAGAAATCGAGAAGTACATATCTATCAACAATTTTCAAATCTAAGTCCTGTTTGTTTAGGGATAAAACTATCTGTGGTGTCTTTTGTGCTACACCATTTACCGATGTATATTGTATAGCATCAAGTACAGTAGTAGTTTTAGGTCTGATGAACTTCATAGATTCCCCAATCATTTTTGTCTGTGAGCCATATTAGTCGCCTTGATATAGTTAGCCCTCTTCATAGTACCCTTAAACTCTTCAATAACTTTCTTGGGTATATTAGCCCTGTTGTTGCCTATACTCATCCATTTAGTCATGTCCTCGACTAACTGTCGCAAGTTATTAACTTCGTCATTGTCGGTGTATTGGATTAACTTTTTTGCTTCTTCTTCTTCTTTCTTTTTATCTTCTAAATAATCTTTATACTTTCTCATATTTCTGCCCCCTCGTCGTCGTAAAAATATATATTTACCTTGTAACTGTAAGTCTCTGTATCTTTAATATAACATCCTCTTTTAACTTTTCTTACACCCTTCATACCCTTAACTAAGTTACTAATGTGTCTAGCATTCCTCACACCTCTAGCCTTTTTTGGGTTCATCCTTTGCATAATTTCACTAGCAGTCAAACCGTTAGGATGTTTTTTTAGGGTTTGTAATATCTCACCGCGTGCTGTCTTTTTCCTCATATTCTTTCCACCTGTTAAGCACTTATAAATTGTTCTATTCCGTGTCGCAAGCGTCATAATCTACATATTCATTTGCCGCTTTTGCTACATCTCTAATATTTTCGTTTGGGTGAGCATCTAGTGAATACTCAAGTATCTTTTGTGCATACACTACCGCATCCATCAATTCTTCTTTCAAATGTTGTACCCATTCGACAAAGGATAGGTCATCTCTATCCATTGTAGTACCGTATTTGGCCTCGCCTTTTTTAGCACGTTCTCTAATTTCAGCAATTACTTTTTCCTCAATACTACTCATGGTACATCTCTCCTAATCCAATTACCTTTTTTATCTTCTGTATGAATAACACTAGGCCACTTTGTATCTAAGTTATCGTAGGCTTGTG